ATACTCATGAAGGGCGACCCGAAGTATGTGGCCATGCTGATGAGTATCAAGGACCCCATGCTCAAGGCGGCGTGGCTCGATGGTCGATGGGACGTGTTCATAGGTCAGGCGTTTAACTTCACCGATCGGCACGTGCTCTCCGAGGGGATCTGGCCTATACCGGATTACGCTCCGATCTACATGACGTTTGACTATGGGTATGGCGCGCCGTTTAGCGTCGGCTGGTGGTGGGTGGACAATGATAACCGGATCTATAGATTCGCCGAGTGGTACGGCTGGGACGGCAAGACCCCCAACAAGGGCTGCCGGATGACAGACGAGGATATCGCAGATGGAATACTTGAGCGCGAAAAACAAATGGGAATATCAGGGCGTAAGATTACTCGAATTGGTGGACGAGACTGCTTCCAAAGGAAACCCAATTACATGGGAGGAGGACAAGGACCAGGAACCGCGGAGAACTTCGAGTCCTATGCCAAGTCAGGAAGAGCTCGTGAGAGATATGGTGAAGCATGTAATCTGGTTCTCCAGCCTGGCGATCCGAGTCGTGAACTAAAGATCCGGCAATTCCGTAACCGTCTGCGCGTGCCCAGCGATCCGCACGAGCTGCCGATGCTGGTGATCTACCCGAACTGCACGCACTTCAAGCGTACGATCCCGGCTCTGTGTTTATCCGAGATGACCGGTGAGGATCTGGACGACGGGCAAGAGGATCATTGCCTACACCCGGATACCCTGATCTTGACGAATACCGGAATCCGCAGTATAATTAGTCTGGTAGGAACCACTGGCCAGATTCTAAACCGATTTGGCGAATGGGAGGATTACGTACGGTGTTGGAAAACTCGCGAGAATGCCCAGACTATACGACTCAACACGGAATGTGGTGTTATAGTTTGTACACCGGATCACCAATTTCTGACCGTAAACGGTTGGAAGGAGGCACAGAACCTAGAATCGTCAGATCTTCTTGTCAGGAATACCGTGGAGAGCGCTACTGGTTGTGTGGCAGATATTTCCAGAGAAAAGGAAAGCGGTTGCACATACGTGTCTACCGAGATAACTGGGGAGAAATTCCACCAGGCTGGGACGTACATCACATCAACGAAAACCGTAGTGACAACTCTCCGGAAAACTTGGAAATTGTTCCTGAGTCGATTCACGCCTCTCGTCACGCCAAAAAGTCTAATCACGACAACTGGATTAGAGCTTTACATGCCGGAGCCAAGAAATGGCACGGAAGTCCCCAAGGGGTCGAATGGCACAAACGACAATGGGCACTACACTGTAAAGGTGCTATCCAAAGAAGTAAATCCTCGAGCAGATGTTTACTGCCTTCATGTACCATCCAGTAACTCCTTCACTCTAGCCAACGGAATAATCTCTCATAATTGCTACGATGAGGCCGCTCACCTATGCATGGCTCGACCGATAGGTATTACAGATGATGCTGTGAGTCTGATCGCCGCTAGAGAGGCTGCGACCCGTGAGATCGAAGGTCTTGATTCTGCTTCAAAAATGGCAGCCGCGGACTTCGCAGCCTTTAAGCGACAACTTGCCAATCGCCTGCCAGATGGAGTTACCTCTGAGATGTTGCGTAATGATCCTGCCTTGGACCCGAGTGTGTTCGGGTTAGACGAAGAAGCCTTTGATATTCTGAGGGAAGTAGGGATAAAGATCTGAAGGTAAAGGAGTTTCCCCATGCCAGATGAACCTTTGAGCGAGTACAGCAACCGAAGATCCCGGATAGCGGATCTGGAACGGAGAGTTAACCAGTCGGCGAGTGATTATTCCACCGGGGCGAACTATGCTGATGAGACCTTTCAGTACAGTCCTGAGGGAAGTCCCAAGGTGCGTCAGTCTATCGCCGGCCGTAGAGCCGTGGGGCCTCAGGTCAATACCTCGGAGACGCCCGTGACGTCGGACGAGTATGCTAACCCCGGTGAGCAGGTAACTATCCCCAGTAACTACCAGGGTGAGAACCGGGATATCATCGTGCAGACCCTGGGGGCCAGACCTATCGCGCAGTCTACCCGCGGCGGTGTAGCCGGCACCTGGGATCGTATGCGAGCAGCCAGTCAGCAGGCTATCAGTAGCTGGTGGAATAGTTGGTAATTTGGTAAACCGGTAAACCCGTAAAGGATCTATACCCCATGGCAACCCCAAAGGACATGAGATTACCTGTAAGCGAATCTGATTACGCCAGGATCAAGGCCTCGGCTAAACGATTCGCAGAGAACCATTACCTGGGACACGTAGACGCCGAGGACTACGCCCAGGAAGTAGCCCTGGCAGCCTGGCGAGGACGCAGGAAACCCAAGTCGGCCATGATAGATTACTTCCGATCCAAGGCGCCGTTGACCCGGAGCCAATTCAAGGAAGATCCTAACGTGCCTATTCAGTGTGTACTGGAGGACTGGTTCGAGGAACTGTCCCTGGACAGTGATCCGGATACGCTGATCTACATGGCGGATCTCTACCGTGAGGCCAAAGAGCTAAACCCTGCTGCCTGGGCACTGGAGTTCCCCGGTATAAGTCAGACGAAATTAATCGAATATCTCGAGGAGGTCAGATCATGTTTGACGGAATAGTGTTGGTGGTCAGTAACATAACCATGTTCCTGGTAGCCGTGGGCATGGGCGCCCTGTACATCTGGGATCGGCAGGATAGTCGCACCAGAGAACGCGAGTTGCTCTCTGCTATCATTGCTGAGCATGCAGGCGAGTACCTGTCCATGGTCGAGGCTCTCAAGACCAGCCCCAAGGATAAGCTCAAACAGACCCTGGCCGAGAACGATCTGGCACTGAACGCTGCCAGGTTGAAGTCGTCTGAGGGGCTGCCTGTTACTAACTAATCTCGGAGGATCAGATCGTGCCCGAACAGACCAAAGATGACAAGATGAACCCGCTGAACGTGGATATCGAGTTCCAGCAGATCTTCCGGACGGCCGAGGTTGACGCCTCGCGCAGTCTTCTCGAGACCACGTGGTATCGGAATATACTCTATGATATAGGCGAACAGTGGTTGAGCTGGTTCACTGAGAACCGGGCCTTTGGCAGACGCTACGAGATGAGTGCCGAGATGCCTACGCCGGTGAGCAACATGGTCCGGGACACGGTTAACAGTCTCAAGGCCCTAACACTCAACAAGCGCTATACCACTCGGATCTGGCCAAACAGCCAGGATCTCGAGGATAAGGACGCCGCCTGGCTGGGTGAGCAGTTACTCATTAACATGGACCTGGCGCACGACGGTGAGTCCTCGGATATCCTCGAATGGATAGAGCTGATGCGACTGCTCACGGGTAACGGATTCGGACGTGTTTACGCGGATACCGACACCGGGGAATATGTTATCGGCCCGGATGGTAAACCCGTAGTATCCAAGGGCGAGGTTCGCACCGGGGTCGTGCTGCCCTTTAATATCTACGTACCAGTTAGCGGACTACTGCTCGAGGACAAACGCTACCTGGGGATCACGTCCATCAAGGACCGCGAATGGGTAGAGGATACCTTCCACATCCTGGTAGACCAAAGCGACACCGATCGTCGTCTCGTGGACTACGAGCAGCAGCTCAACCAACTCGTGGCTAACGTGTCTCCCTGGAAAGGGCGCGGCCCTACGGATATGGTCATCGAGGACATGGACACCAAGAAACTGGTGGTCTACAAGGAAGTCCAGTACAAGCCTACTCGAATGTTCCCCAAGGGTCGATACATCGTCATGGTAGGCAAGCAGGTGATCAAGGACCAGGAAGATCTGCCCATACCCACGGATAAAAACGGTCACTGGTGCTATGACGTGACCCACTTTCCGTATTCCTTTACCCCCGGTGGGTTCTGGGCTACCAGCGCGGTAGACGATCTGATCTCTCCGCAGAACAATATCAACGAGATAGACCAGGCCCTGGCGATCAACAGGCAGTCCATAGGTAGACCGTTTGTTCTGACACCCAGTGAGCTGGTGTTACGGCGCATCTCTAACCGATCTCAGGCGCTCCTGGCCGTACAGTATGACAGTCGCAAGGTCATGGGGGCCAAGCCTCAGATCCATCCCGGCACACCCTACCCTCAGCAGATCCTGGAGGAACGTGCTATCAACAAAACCGTGGCCCAGGATGTCGCCGGAGATCCCAAGAATATACTCCGCGGACAGTCGCCTCACTCCGGGGCCTCGGGTATCATGGTAGATATACTCCGTGAGGCCGCAGAGGCCAGTCACGGTCCCGATGTTGCCCGGTTCTATCGTAACAAGCAGAAAATGGACAAGAAACGTCTTATCCTGGCCCAGCACTTGATAACCGAGAAACGCGCTCTGAAAATCGCCGGTCAGGGCAACGAGGTCTATATCAAGTCCTTTATAGGCGCGGATCTCCGGGGCAATACCGACGTGCGACTAGAGCTCGACTCATCCAGTTCTACCACTCACGCCGGGAAGAACGAGTTGCTGACCCGGTTGATCACGGGGAGATTCTTCGGGGATATCTCCATGAAGCCAAGGTTACAGCGCTATGTGTTACAGAACCTTGGTCTGAACAATGTCCCAGACGAAGAGAACCTGCACCGGGATAAGGCCGAATGGGAGAACAGCGTCCTGGCCAATGGCAGTGAACAGGATCTCCTACGTATCGCCTATCCCAGCTCAGTGGTATCTGACGAGCAAGGTAAGCCTCTGCTCGATCCTCATGGTAGGCCCGTGAGGCTATTTCCGGCGAGCTACGACCCGACCTTCCGGCATGACAATCACGCTGTTCACATCCAGGTCCTGCAACAGTTGATCTTTAGCCGCCAGTTCCGCTCTCTCCCACAGAGACGTCAGCAACTTGCCATCGCTCATTACGACATGCACGCTGAGGCCCTGAAGGCGATCGAGGAAGAGCGTAATGCCAAGGTAGCCGAGCAAGTCCAGCAAGGTGTTATGAAACAGGGCGGTGGACCACTGGAACCGCCACAGACCGATATATCCATAGCCGGGGGAATGCCGCCGACGAGCCGCGGTCCCGAGGCACCTACTCAAGGAGGAATGTACTAATGCCACTCACGGAAAAAGGACGAAAGATATTGGCCAACATGGAGAAGGAATACGGTCCCGAGAAGGGTAAACGCGTATTCTACGCTTCTGAGAACAAGGGTACGATCAAGGGCGTCGCCCAGCACGACAAGTCCAAGGGCACCATGCGATCACACAAGTCCAAGGTCAAACAAGGCAAGAGCAAAGGTTACTAGCCGACTGCCTTAGCCACTATCCCAGGAGCGTCGTCTCTATGAAGTTCCTCAGTATACTCCGTCAGCTCTGGGCGCCTATACTGTTTACAGGTCTATTCGTCGGCGCCATGGAAATGACTCTATCGGGATCTTTGGTCAAGGGTCTCGAGAGTGCGTGTCTAATCGCAGCGGCCGTGTTGGTTTTCCTTTGGATGATACTCTGAGAGCACACTGTTATGCCTACGCGAAATAACCTTCCCCTACCCAGGATAGCCGAGGGCGCTGTTACCCCCAAGTCCCCGGCTACCTACCAAACCCGCAGCCGGCGAGACGCGAACCCACACGTTCAAAAGGCTCGCCAGCTTATCGGTGAACTCCGCACCATGAGATCCGAGAAGAAACGCCTGCGGGATCTTGGTCCAACCGGTTAATAGATTACTCTAATAGTCTAGTAGTCTAATAGTCTAAGGGCGCTTATTCGATTTCCCCAGCGCTCAAGCGGATCTCCCTTTTCTGCTCTTTCTTATATAACGTTATATACGTCCTCAAGGGTTGGATCACCAGCTACCTTTTGCCCTTGTGCCGTGGTGCCATTGCACTGGATTGGTAAAGAATAATTAATAATATAATAAACTAATCTATATTGGGTCGATATCCGCTTGATCGCTACAGAGATCAAATAACGCTGTAGAGATCAAATAAGCGAATCTATCTTCCCTGACTCTCTTCTAACCGATAACCCTAGTGATCAGCTATACGTGTTTTGTAGATCTCCAATCACAAACCCGTAATACGCAAAGGAGGGCAGACTATGCCTGGAATGGAAGACGTGTTCAAGGACGTGTCGTTTAGCGACGCAACGATTTCAACCAATGGTAGCGCAGTAAACCCAGGGGCAAACGCGGATTCCCCACCCGCAAAGGGGGCAATTACCGGCGACTCCCCCAAGCCGGACGCTAATCAGGGTACTGACGGTAAGGGCAAGGTTGACACCAAGACTACCGACGATCCCACAAAGAAAGTCGATGGTTCTACCGCTGCCGAGAAGCCGCTACCTTACGACAAGGACCCCAAATGGTTGAAAGCACGAGCAGCGGAAAAGACGCTTCAAGATCTCAAGGACGAGTTCGGTCTCTCCTCTGATGATGAAGTGCGAGCATTTCTGGCAAAGGGTAAAAGTCTTCACGAGAAACTTGGCACCCGAGATGCCGATCAGTTGCTGAAAGACGCCGATGACGCGGCTAAGGCTAGAGCAGAAAAGGCCAAAGCCGATGAGGCACAGAAACGATCCGGTGAGACCCCTGAGCAGACCATCGCACGCTTGGAACGTAACCAACAGGTTCTTCAACGTCAGATCGAAGAGAACCGACGAGCCCAGGAAGATTACGCAGAGTCAGAACGTGCCATTGCTCAGTACACTCAGGACATCAACTCCGTGATCGATTCTCTGGACGAACCTGTAGCCGAAACACACCGCGGGATGTTAGCCACGCTTCTCGGAGTGGACAACCCGATGAATGAGTTCGATATCACTGACCGGGCGTCTGTGCGTAAAGCCGCGAAGGGCGTGGTCGGTAAGTTCAACGAGTTCGTCAAAACTGTGAAGCAAGAAGCCATTGACGAGTATGCCAAGGGCAAAAGCAAACTCACAGTTACCCAGCCGGGTGGAGGTCACGATGCAACCACCACGACCAAGACCGCTGGAGAAGATCTCAAACCCTTGCCCAAGGGTCTCAGCGTAGATGACGTATTCGCACAGGCGAACCGTGAAATGGCTGAGGTACTTGTCAAGGGATTAGCCAATGCACCCTGAGAAGTGCAGTAGTTCAGTACTCCAAGGAGGATTTTACCCATGACTATTGATTCCAGTGCCATCGCCTACCAGCTCAAGCGGGTATACGGCAACAGGATTACCGAACTGTTTTCCCGTCAGACGATGACCTACAATATGTTTGCCAAATCGAGCAGGAAAGCCGAGTACCGTCCGGGTGGTTCAGGATATTTCTTCTCTGCTCGGACCGGAGACCTCGAGGGTATTGGTGGTAGGGCTGAGAATGCTCTTCTGCCCGAGCCTCTCGCTGGCGCCGGCTTGCAGGGGACGATCACCCCGAAACTCATTTACGGCGTTCTCAGACTCTCCGGTCTGGCTATTGAAGTCGGCCAGTCCAGCACGGAAGCATTTGCCAATGTCCAGGGAGACGCGATCGCCAATATCTACAAGTCTATGATCGTGGACTTGAACCGTCAGATCTGGGGTGACGGCACTGGGTTGCTTGCAACTCTGTCAGCCGCGTCTGATGCCCTCGACACAACGGATACCTGGACGATCACGTGCAACAACGACCGAGGCGTGCGCTTTCTCCGAAAGGGGATGATCGTGGACTTCTATCAAAGCACCGCGATTGACCAGAGCTCTGTGGCCTCCAGGGTCGCGAGCGTTGATCCTATCGCCAAGACGGCCGAGATGGAAGCCGTTGCGGCTACCGGTTCGGGCGGGTCTGCCTACCAGGCGTATCATCCAATCGTTGCGGCTAGGACGTATACCATTACCACGGCTACCGTGGCCAGTGGGTCTTACGTGGTTCGTTACGGCGCGCGGGCAGCTACTCATGTGTCTACCACGACCTACGAGATGATGGGCCTCAACGGTCTATATGATGACGGCACCCTGCTTGGGACGTTCGAGGGCGTGAGTCTCACGACTTACCCCGAGTTCAAAGCCAATATCATCGACGCCGGTGGTGTGAACCGAGAGCTCAGTATCGACCTGATGCTCCAGGCCATGGATATGACGGCCACGAGATCCGATGAAACGGTCTCCATGATCCGTATGGGTCTCGGGCAAAGAAGGAAATACTTCGGTCTGCTCAAGGACGACGTTCGTTACGCCCCTGGGGATTTCCTCGGTGGTTACGAGCGGCTCCGGTTCGCGCAGAACGCCCAGGTCAGCATGATCATCGATCCCTACAACCAGCCTAACCGGATGTTCTTCGAGCCGGAAGGGTGCATCAAGAAATACGAGCTTACCCCGATTGGTTGGGGTGGGTTCGATCCGAATAAGATGCACTGGCGGGAAGGGTACGATCAGGCGACGATGTTCTTGAGACTCTACACCAACATGGGTGTGGAAAAACGTCAAGCACTGACGTTGCTGGACGATCTTACCGAACCTACCGGGCAGCCCTTCTAGTCTAGGCTAGAGCCAGTCAGTATATCCCTCGGGGGTTAGATGCGTCTAGCCCCTGAGTTTACCTTTAGTACAATCTAAGGGAGGTCAAATGCCTATACAAGACGACAACATTGCATGGAATAGACGCAGATTGTTTATCCCTGCAATCCAAATGGCTGGATTCCTTGAGTCGGGCGGAACCTTGACCGGCTTAGGTGCTGGCTCCGCTGTATTTCAGGAAGCTCTAGCTGCTGCGGAATTAGCAGGAATTCAGGTGGGGGCAGACGGAGATGAAATATACCATTTCCTGCCTATCCCATGGGACATAAACCTCACTGAGC